GTTAGATTGTAACTATAACAACCCTAAGGATTATCAGGTTGCCTCGTTGGTAACCATTATCTCGTAGTTACGGCTGAGTCTTACGTTCTTAGCAACTGTGATACCTTCGCCGTCACCAAGCATAACGATGTCGTAACGCTCCTTCATCTTAAGTGAACGAAGATCGCGACTAGGATCATCGAACTGATCCGTGCTCATATCGTCCTTGACGAGAAGTGTTCCAACCTCATTGCGGTCGATGAGGAAGAGGTCTGACTTGGCTGCTGTTGCACCACTCTTAGCAGTAAAGCTTACGAATGGAGAAACTAGAACATTCAAACCCATTGGAGCGGTTGCATTAAGGGCACCCTCGGCTGACTGAGGACGGTATCCCCAGCTTGTTCCAACACCTGATGCAGCACCGCCTGCGTGGAAGATGGAATCCTTAAGGAATACCGACCACATTAGGGGGTGAAGAATGAAATCTGTTGGTACATGATTTTCAGCCATGAGTACAGCAGCCATGTCTACAATGTCGTCCCAGGTGATGGTCTTATTGGCAGCGCCATTAATATCAAAACCTGTTGTGTCATCATAGTTAGCGTCATCGTTGTCAAAAACGATTGTAGCTGCGTCCTTAAAACGGCTAAGGGCAATTTGTTCCTTTAAACGAGCCATAGCACGGCCTGCAGCGCGAACATGTAGACCGACAATGTCCCAAAGTGAGTCAGCGATAACTTCCTCAGTGAAAGCTAGCTTTACACCTTTCTTTGAAACCTTGCCCTCTACCTGCTTTGCAAAGGCGAGTGCTTGCTCTGGATATTCTTGGCCTTCTGGAATCTCAGCCGCTTGGATAGCATTGACTGCTGGGAACTCCAAAGAACGCCCCTTACCGAGACGAACAGTGGAAAGCAGAGGGGTCACAAGAAGCTGTGGCTCAGCTGCTTCTCTTAGCGTACGAGAGAGAACCTTGGGGAAAAGCGCTGCTGCATCTGGTGAAGCGAACGCCTCCTTAATGGTTACTCTATTGTCTGCATCGATATACCCGTCCTCAGTCAGTGCAGCCTCCCAAGCTGGGAGACCAGAGAGGAGCTCTTGGATTGTTTTACTCATCTTAGGATTATTCCTCCTGTGTTATTGTTTCTATTAGAGTGTCAGATTGACGCGGAAAGCACCAACGACATTGTATACATCTAGGTTTGCACGAATGCCAAGCTTACCATTGTAGCTACCGCTACGTGTAAGCTCATAGACAGTCTTGAGCGCACCTGGATCTGATGGAAGCTGCATGTAGCTAAGGAGGCCGTCGTCAAAGTTTGTAGCAAACTTTTCAACTTCAACAACCTTACCAACCTGCAAGTAGCTATAGACAGCACTGCTGTTGTAAAAATCAGCAGCGGCTGCGGCTACTGGGCGTCCCATGAAGTCGGAACGGATTAGTGAACCGACTGTTACGTCGTCATTAATGCCAGCAACCATTGGATACTCTACATAACCGTGAGTGATAAAACCAGCTCCCTGAGAAGTGCCCTTATCAAATGGTCTATAGAGATCATATTGTGCGCAACCAATCGGAATTGACCGAGCGGCAACTGTTACAGTGTCGCTTGAGCCAGTTGTAGCGGTTGGCGTTGCGCCATCTTGTGGATCCCAATCTGGCATGACGTCGCCCCAACTCTTGTTAGAGGCTGTACCATTAGCTGGCACAATACGGGCGTCGCCATTGCTATCGGCTACCACAGAAAGAATAGTACCCTTTGGAATAACGATCTCAAAGCGATCATCTTCACTGTCAAGATACCATGTTGGCAAACCAGGATGGGGAAGGAGGTAAGCGCTGGGGGCTACGCCCTCAGAAACAACAAACCTTCCTGCACCTGTTTTGCTATGAACCTTACGGAACTTTGCTAAACTCATCTTTATTCTCCTTATTAATTAAAGCTTACGTCTACCCATGAGGGCGTCTACTAAAACCTGCTCAAAAGAATTAACTTCTGATACTTGCTCTACAGGCTCTTCTTGACCCATGGTAACTACATTTTCCTCAACGACGACCTCTGCCTCAGAAGTTACTTCTGGAACAGTGTATGCGCTCAGTCTTTTACTTAGTTTTACTGGAGCCTTAGCCAAATCTCTTAGAGAATCAGCCAAAGAAGAGGCTGTACGAGTTACGTGTTCTTCAATTAGCTTTTCGCGATCATCTACGGATTCGAAGCCCAAGCCAATCTTAGTATCAACAACTCTTTCAACCAATGTTCTATGCAACGCGCTCTTGAGCTTTGCATTTTCTTCTTCAAGAGACTTTATTGTCGACTTAAGAAGTTCAACATCTTGCTCAACGCCCTCTGTGTTATCGCTGAGCTGGCTGAGCTCCTCAACTGTCTCTTGACTCTCATCAGCATCTGGTGCTGATGACTCTTCTGGCTTTTCAGCATTTTCGGAATCTACGGCTTGTACATCCGCCTCTTCTGAATCGTCAGTTGAGTTCTTATCGTCAGAGCCTTTGTCAGACTCTTCTGAAACCTTTTCTTCTTCTTCTTCTGATACTTCCTCATTGTCAGTATCTTCTTTAGCTTCAGGAGTTTCTGAAACTTCTTCAGAAACCTCTGTGCTTTCTTCTTCAGCTTCTACAGTTTGTTCTGTGGCTTCTGAAGTTTCTTCCGAAGAAGAAGCTGCTATATTCGAGAGATCCTCGCTTAGGCCTTCGGCTACTGCAAGAATGTCTTCTTCGCTATTAACATTGTCCATGCTGTGAGTCTCCTCAGAATTATTTTTTTCAGAATCTTCATTGGATAGTAATGATTCTGTATTATTTATATAACTTTCACTTTCTTGAAGAGCCAAAGCTGTTAAGAATGCGCCCTTTAAGTGCAAGTAAATTGGTTTTGATTCTTTCTTTTTCATGTTTGAAAGAATTGATTTATTTTCTTCTATAGATATGATGTCTTCATTATCCATACTAAGAATAAAAGCTGAACTTTTAGCTACCCAGCCCTCAGAGTTAGCCATGTCTGACTTCTGGTCGCCGGGCTTAACCGATCTAACTCCAGATTTTTGATCAGCCGGTTGATTGACAAAAGAGTATTCTTTAAATGAAATGTCTTCC